CTGGGCGGGGAGCCGTAGCCCGATTCGCTCCAGATCTTTCGGCGTGCGCCGGTGGGGGTTGGGTTGTAGAAGCGTACGTTCCAGATACTACGGTCAACATCTCGGATCGGGATCGTGTAGAACTTCCCGTTCTCCATGCCGATCTCATACCGATGTAGCGTCTGTACGTTTAGCCCGCGTCGCTCCTTCAGCCAGCGCAGCGCCGGTTCGTTGCTTAGCAGCGCGCTATGCCACCCGGCGATCATACCCTCGGAGAGCATCCTTTGCTTCTTGTCAGGTGCTGCCGCGCCGAGGTCTGGGTTCGGGACGTTACCGTTGAGACTGAACTCAACCCAGTCGTCCTTGCGCCGGAGCAGGGCAGTGACCGGCATACCGCCGCAGCGCGCGCACCAGAAGAGACCTTTCTCAAGGTTGATGCTCGCGCTCCTGCGCTCATCACCGTGTAGCGGGCAGTGTAGGTTCCACTCACGAGTTGTTTCTCCGGTCTCCTTGTCAGTATTGATGTGGGTCGGGTGATCGCCCTCAAGGTATGGGGCGAGTAGCCTGATCTGGCGGGACGTAACCTTGGACATCCTGGCGGAAGGCTATCCGTTGGCGGCGTGGGCAGGCTGTACCGGACGACGATTCGGCGGGACGAGATCGAAGAGCTCTCTTCGCATCTCCGCCCACCGCAGGGCGAACGCTCTGGGCTCTACGCTTGTACAAAACTCCCAGAAGTCGCTCACTATGTCGTTGAAGTCATCCTCCTGATCCTCTTTGTAGGAGAACTCCCATATGACCTTGCGGTCTGTCAGCTTCTCGATGACGTATTCGAACTTGCTCAGCGCAAGTGTGACAGCCAGCGCCAGATCGTCGGTCCGGTACTTACCCTGCTTCACGCTACGCCTCGAACGGATTGGCCTTGTCGTCCTCGCGGAGCTCCTCCATCAACTTCGTCCGGAGTCGCGCGTCGGCGTTACGTCCCTTGATCACGGGCAGGTCTCCGAGCTCGCGCTCGGCCCACTCTGCCTTCAGTTGGTCGAGATCCCACTCGTCGTAGTCGTCCCCTTCCTCAGAGGACTCCTCTTCGGCCTCTGCTGAGCCTTGCGCTTCGTCATCGGCGCGCAGTGCGGCCATCATCTTGTTCTTCTTGCTGCCCCTGCCGCCCGGAAGCGTCAGGTTACGATCGTTGACCTCGGCTTCGAGATCCTCGTCCGGCCACTCGTCGTACGAGCCGACCGTTTCGTTCGGGTCCTCAGGGTCGGGCTGTCCCTCGCGGTAGAAGTTATCGGTGGCCTCTGCGGCCTCGCCCTCTTCCTCTTCGGTATCTGGCCCGGCTGCGGCGCTCTGTGAGAACTCACTCGCCGTACCATTGCCAGACTCCCAAGCCTCGACGTCCCCGGACTGGATCTTCATGAGCCTGCCCATATCGGGGCTGTACTCGCCCTCGTACGTGCCGGAGTTGACCTTGACCCGGATGAACTTGCCAACCTGCTTGTCCGGGTCGAACTTGCCCTTTTCCTTCATGCCCAGGGCACGCGTGAACTCGGCCAGCTTCCAGTCAGCTGCGTCAGACAGGCCAATGTACGTGAACCCCCAGTCAAACTCCTCACCGAAGTTGAGCGCAACCTCGATGTCGTTCGCGGGTGAACCATCCCGCTTCTCCTCACGCTGTGCGCAGCGCTCGATCTTGGCGACGTGTACGCCAGGGCGAACCTTGACTCCGGTTCCTCCGCCGGATTCCTCGACGCCGGTGTTGTCGTACTCGATCAGTTTTGCCATGCGCGGTGCTCCCTTTCTAGTTGCGCCGCCCTCTTCCGCTGCGGCTGGGTGTCTGTGTCCCGAGACCTCTCCCTCTTGCTTTCTCTATAGCTGCCATCATGTTCGGTACAACAGGCGTTGTTTCTGTGACATCCATATAGCCTTTCGGGAACGCGTCGTACAGGTCCTTCGCGTAGTAACGGCTGCTCTCCCGGAAGTGTAGTCGCCGCCACTGTATGTCGTTCTGCTTATCGTCCTGTCCTTCCATCAGCTCCATGAACGTAACGATGTTGCAGTAGCCGCAGATCTTCTCAGTCATCATCTTGCCTTGTACGTATGGTCTGAGTAGGCTACCTCCCTCGTCGTTGGTCGGGTGTTGCCCCTCGAGCGGGTGGGCACCGATGCCGAAATGAAACGAGTTACAGCCTACCATGTGACGCACCCATTGCTGAATGCGCTCCATGTTCCTGCCATACTCGCCCCGGTCTAGCCCGCTGGTAGGACTCAGATTCGGGCCGGTGGGCTGACCGTTATCGCCCAGGATGTACGCGCGACGCGGGTTGGCCGCGACCGTACCTTCCCAGACGTCGTCAAGCAGCACGTCCTGGTGAATGCTGACGTTGTCCCAGAATACCCAGAGGTAGCCGTGATTTGACATCCGTAGGAAGTCCAGGATACTGTACATCTTCTCCCAGTTGTCAGCAACGTACTGCTGCGCGCCAGACTTCATGATACGCGATGGCATCACGTCTAGGCTGCTACGAATGATGAGCGTACGATGCCCTGCGGCAGCGGCAGTCCCCCACGCCGAAGTTTTGCCCCAGCCAGGATAGGAGAAGTTGCACCAACGTATCCAGTCGCCTGCGCCTACCGGCTGAATGTCAGGCAGGTCATCGTAGCCCATGACGGCTGGCCGTAGGTGCTCCGCGCGGGTGCCTCTAGGCATCCTCGTCGCCCATACCTAGCATCATCTGGCCGTCCATCAGTGCTTGGCCGTGTCCCTTGAGGTCTGGCTCGAACTTCGGCGGCTGCTTGTACCGTACCTCGAACTTACCGACGACGTTCATCTCCGAGCCGTCGCTGAACTTGAACGAAAGCACGTCGAAGTCAGCCGCCTTACTTGTCTGCGTCGCAATGATCTGCTTACCACCGGCGAAGACGCCAGGGTATGCCATCTCGGCCATTGTGTCGCCCAATGCGTTACCGATTGCTTCTTCGTCCTCATAGTGCACGCGGTTCCTGCTCACGCTACCTCCCGTCGTAGATTTCGTGCTCCTCATACGGTTCCCACGCTTGGGTAGAGTCGCGGATCATGGCCTCGAAGTCATGGCCGGTTTCATGTAGCTCGCACGCGTCCCGGTACGAGCACATGGGGCACGTGAACATGCCCGAATTCTTGGTGATCTCTAGCGTGCCGGCGCGGAACTGCTCTATGCGCGCATACTCAACCATGGCCCTGCGTATGGTCTCCTGGCGGTCATGCTCATCCCGGAAGATGGGCAATCGCAAGAAGTACGGGGACGGCTGGCGCTGACTCACGCTACCATCCTTGTTCACGTATACGCGCACGCCGTTCACGAACTTGCTGGGGCGTTCGTCGGGCAGTGACTTACGCAAGAAGTTGTACAGAATACCGTTGAGATCCTTGTGCGTCTTCAGCATCCCGTTCTGTACGAGGTACTCTAACCCAAACGACCAGTACGAGCCAGCCTGGTCATCCATTTGAAGGTACGACAACTTCTTGTGAATACCGGCGGTGGTCTTGTGCTCTGGGATCCACATCTCGCGCTTACGCCTGTGCTTCCAGACGCCGTCTAGCACGCCGGTGTACATGAACCATGGCTCACCCGTCACCGGGTGCGGGACGACAACCTGAAACGGCATCTCGGTCACGAGCACTTCGTAGTTCGGGTCGGTACCGTATTCGTCGACGTAGTTCTCAAGCATTGCGATCCCGAGCTCTTCGGCATTCACCCAGCGCTCCTCTTCCTCTAGGTGCATCCCGAACAGTTCGTTGTTGCGCTGTATGTCAGCGTCGTACGCCTGCTTGAAGGCTTTCGCTGGGTGCGTGCCCCGTTTCACGCCTGGGATGTACCACGCGGCCAGCGCTTTGTGGACAAGGCTGCCGAATCGCAGGGCTGGCGCCTCGCTCAGCGGTTTGAGCTTACGGTTGAACCCAAGGTCCCACGCAAACTCACACCGTTTCAATGATCCGCGTTCGCTCGTACGGAGCATCGGCAGACCGTTTCGAGCAATACCTCGTTTCTCTCTTGTTCCTCGTGCCAATGGTGCCCCCTCTGTTGTACCGTCGTAAGTGAATTCCTGCGGCGGGCCGACCCGGCTGGGACGACCGGGGTAGTCTACCGGATCCGGTCGGTGAAAGCTAGTGCTCGTTTAGCAGGGACTTTTCAAAGATCGTTGGCGTGGGGTTCTTGACAGGAAAGATGGCGAATGCGCCGCAAAGAGCGCGGCGGCTGCCCGGCAAGGGCGAGATTACCTCCGCCATTTGTTCCCGCGCGACGCGCGCGCACCCCTCCCAGGCCACTAGTCGTCGTGAAAACTTGTCCTGCGCGCACGTACGCGCGCCTCATGATCTTATAAGTCATGATCATGCAAAGATATTTGTACCCGCGCGTATACGCGCGCAGGACAAGAGAATGGCTCAGTAAGTGGGCTAGGAGGGGTACGTGCGCGGCGCGCGTCGATGAGAAGATACAGATCTGTGTCCAGATGGTCGCAGATTTAGGTGGTCGGTGTTTTGTCGTAACGGACTTCGACAATCAGGTCTGCGGGGACCACATGCTGGGTCAAAGTACCCGAATCTTCGGTCGTAAACTTGACCCAAACCTGTTCCAGCTCGTCTGAAAACCACTTCGCGACCCCATCGTGCGGTTGGTGGACGCGTAAAACTTGAGGCAAAACTTGGTATTCAATCGCATTTACACCGTTTTCAACTATGTCAGTCATTTGTCCATCCTGTCATATTTGCATCGACTGTCTGCCTCTACCTCCGGACAGCCGGTTTTATTTGTAAGGGATCGGACCAGGCGGGTGGATTATTGCGTTGATCACGTCCCAGAAGAACCAGCCCCACGCCACGACTCCCCAGATTATGAGGAGCGCGATGAGGAGCTTACGAAAAATGGGCCACGACTGCAAGAACCATCCTCGCGTTGAGGTGCCAGCTTGTCTTGTGCTGATGCTGCTTGCCGTACTTCTCACGAAGGAATGCCCGGACGGCATAGGCTGGCACGCCCAGCGCCTTCGCGATTTCTTTAGGTGTTACGTACATGGGATCCTCCTCTATGGCGCGTTATTGATCTTTCTTCCAGGCACGACCCGACGCTCTCTTCTGAGAGCGCCGAGCCGCCTTCTCCGCCTTGCGATGACGCTTGCGGAAGTTGCCGGTACCGTACTGTTCGTACTTGCCCTTCTTCATGCTGCTCCTCTCAGGTGGTCGAGGAACATTCGGACAGCATCTGCGTCGTACCAAGACGCTCCCTGGTGACTCGGCTCGAGATCCCGGTAGATCTGAGCCAGAACCGCGTTGGGAGTAGGTGACAGCATCTCGTGAACGACCTTGAGCGGTGTTGCTAGCTCACCCTTGGACTTCACGATCTTGATCCTGTCGGGGTTGTTCTGGTGCTGTAGGAAGTAGATCCGTCCCGGCGTCTCATGGTGAACATCAGGAACTTGCTGGGACAGCTTACGTCCCTTCCTGATGCCACGGATGATCCCGATGACCACAGCCCCAATGATGACAAGCATCATGAGGGTCACCGGATCTTCACCGCCGGGTGGTGCGGCTTGATGTGCTCGTTGATGTACTTGCCCACGCTCTTTGCGCGAGCCGCAGCGACCACACGCTGCCGCGGAACAGAACGGTACATGTAGAGCGTGCTGGTCCCGTTCAGCGACGTGTCGCGAAACAGGACGTACATGTTGCCGTCCTTGTCCCAGCCCACTTTTCGGACGTTGCTTGAGTCAACGTCCCTCCAGCGGATCTCTTCCTGGGCAGGATATAGCATATCCCTCTCCTGGGTTGTAGGTGTCTACTTCTCGTGGAGCCTGGCGTTGTAGGTACGCCAGCGCTCCACTTTCTTCCACGCTTCCTCGTTCTCTGGGAACTTGGCCAGCGTGTCGATCGCGTCCATGAACGCTTGGTACAGTTCTGAACGCTTCTGGGCAGCACCGTAGCGGTACTTCCCATTCTCGAGCTCGTTGTTCTGATCATTCTTGAAGCGGACGAGCTCGTGGTCCGCCTCCTTCGTGGTCTCAACCGTCTGCCACACGAGCGGCTTCGGGTTGTCCGGTTCAGTCCGGTAACTGTAGCGGGACTTGTCGGTCGGCCAGAAGGGAGGATCGAACGCCTCCCCATCTGGCTTCTCGAGTTGGTCTTCTCGCCACACACCGATGTATCGCACGATACCCACGATCGGATCGTTCCGATCGCCTTCCCAACGGTCGACGATGTAGGTCACGTATCCGGCCGCGATGTTGTGGTCGATGATCTCGGCTTGCCTCTCATCAACCACTTCCTCAGTCGGGCTGCTCATCGAGCACCGCCTTCTGCATGTTCGCGCGGAAGCCGCGCCGACGGACATCGAGGATCTCGACGTTGATCTTGGCCTTGTCGCCAACGACCTTCTCGATGTATTCCTCGATCGTGCCCGTACTGCGGTATGTGTAGACCGTCACCTGGTGCATACGGCTGACACGGTGCGCACGATCCGCGAACTGCTCCTGGTCATCAGGGACCCAGGTCTCGTCGAGGATGTGAACCGTATCTGCCCTGTCGAGGGTGATGGCCACACCACCAGCGGTGGTCGTCATCACGACGACGCGCGGGGAGTTCGGACCGCCATCCTGGAACTTCTTCTGGATAGCAGCCCTGTCATCCCCGGACGTTGCGCCAGTGATCTTCTCTGTGGGAATGCCCTTCGCGTTCAAGTAGGCGTGAACCATGTCCACGATATCCTTGAACTGGGAGGCGATGATCGCACAGGCATCACCTGCCGGATCCTCCGGGTCGATACCGACCTCGGCCAAACGATCCACCAGGTAAGGCAGCTTACCTGAGTCGGAACTCGGCACCGGATGTAGCTTGGTGACCGTGCCCTTGCCCAGACACTTATAGCAGCCTTCGCTGTCGATGCCACCGCAGGTCTCGCACTTGACTTCGCGTTGATCGATCTTGTCGCAGTACGCGTCCGCGAAGACCTTCAGCCGGGTGTACTCAGCAAGAATGCCGAGCGCATTCAGCTTCTGGTCCTCGATGACCGCTTCTGCTCGAGCTGCGAACTCACGGTACTGCTTGGCCTGCTTCGGCGTCATCTCACACCACACGTCAACGTACTGCTTCGGCGGTAGCTGAGGCAGAACCTCAGACTTTAGCCGACGCACGACGTACGGGGCGAGAGCCTTGTAGAACTCTTCCTCCCGACCGCGCAGGATACTGCCGATATCCTGGCCGTATCCATTGCTACTGACCTCGAGCCACGTCTTGGCCCACTGCCACTTGGACGTGAACTGCTCGGGGTACAGGAAGTGAAGAGCGCCCCACAGCTTGATCGGACGACCACCCATAGGAGTTCCGGTCACCGCATACCGGCGCTGGGCCTTGACATCCTTGACAGCATCGCTGAACTTGGAGCCAGTGCCCTTCTTGCCGCTAGCATTCGGCAGCCCGGTCTTGTGGTACTCGTCGATGGTGAACGTTGCCCATCCGTCCGGGAACTCGGCGGGATCCATGAACGGCTCCTTGCCGTCCCGGACCGTCGCCGGAGTACACACGAACCAGACGGGCCATTCCTCATCGATACACGTCCAGAACTCGTCGATCGCACCCTTCTTGTTGACCGTCTCGCCCGAGTACGTGATGACCTCGTGCGGCTTCTCAAGATTGGCGGTCCAGCGCTCGATTTCGTAGCGCCACACCGTCTCGAGAGACGTCTTGGGAGCGACGACCAGATGTGGGCCGTGCTCGAGTCCACCCTCAAAGATGGCGGCGATGATCTCCGCCGTCTTCCCGAGGCCCTGCTCGTTCAGGTTCAGACACGAGGTGGCAGCGAGGAACTTGGTGTCCGCCCGCTGGTACCCGCGCATCCACTTCGCGAGTTCAGGGATCTTCTTGTTGAGCTCCAACTCCTTCGCGGGGACATCATCGATGCCTGCGAGAGCATGGAGATTCGCCTCGCGCTTGGTCGCTTCCTTGCCCCAGACCTTCAGGGCGCGACCCAGCACAAGACCCGGACCCATGTTCTCGGTCAGCCGCCTGGCGATATCCAGGTTGAGCGGAACGAGCCACATGGGTCCACCTTCGGCTGGAGACACATAGCGTGCCCCAGGAACCTCCTTGATGCAGGCGACCAGGTCCGGATCATACCGGAAGTGGACCTCGATTTTGTCGCCGCTTGGGGAGAGCTCAGCGAAGGCATTCTTTGCCATTTCGCTTCTAACCTCCGGGTGGTATGTGATCTAACCGGGTGAGTATACCTTATCCACTGCTCTTAGATATGCGCTTTGGCATGCGCGCAGCCCTGAAGCAGTATGGACAGGCTCGCCCGGTCACGACATGTTCCTGGCCCTTGTGCGTTGTGTATGTGTGCTTAGCACGCCACGCGGCAGCTCGAACCAGGAACGCTTCCCCGCAATCTTCGCGGGGACAGGTGACTACTAGCCAATCCGGATAGTCCTTGGATCTTACAGCCAAGTACTCCGGAAAGACTTTCGTCGGGCTCATAGGTTGGGACCTCCTTCTAACAGAGACCAGTTGTCTGGCCTCACAACCCTACGCTCGGTCGCGTTACGCGACTCCGCGTAGGACTGTCAGGTCAGCGTGGCCAGAGGAAGTTGATGCGCTTCATCTCCTCGTGGGCATGCTCGCGTAGCTTCAGCCGGTGCTGTCGCCGCGCATGGTTCCTTTCGTATTGATCGGCTTTGTGTATGCCGATGAACACTATGACAACCACGATGGCGGCAATCATAGCCCAGATCCACATTTCTGAGATCCGGATTCGGCTGGAGGGGAAATTCCGATCCAGAACATTAGCTACAAATCCTAGATCTTGACCAGCTTGTAGTAGGCGATCTCGACCGGGTTGTAGATCGCGATATAGCACTCATACCGCGTTGGGGTCGGGATCTTCTCGAGCGTCGCGAACGCTTCTTCGATCGAGGAGAACTGCTTCGTCTTCTCCGGGTCGTTACGCATACCCGAAGTCGAGAAGCGCGCTTTCTCCTGGTTGTCGTAGTCCCACTCAAGTTCGCGGAACGTCCCGCGACGCGGGTGCTCAATGATGATACTTGAGCGCTGTCTCATGGTACCTCCCTGGGATGGCGGTGATAGGTTGATGTGGAGGATTTGTATACAAGTCCCTACGGACTTCCTCCGGTAGAGCGCAGTAAACTAGCCGCTCCCGTGAGCCTAGACTTGCACAACAGAGCATACAAGTCCCTAGGCTCCCGGCAACGTCTCAGCGTCGCTTGCGCGGGTCGTGGAAACGAATGCTGCCCACGCTGAGGGTACGGCAGCCGCCTGGATCCGTGAAGATTTGAACCAGGTGCTTCTTTCGCCTCTGGTCGGATCCAGGCGGGTCTGCCGCGTGAAACGACTTGAAGCCGTTCACTCGGTACGGTCCGTGTACATGCTCAGGCGAGCGATACTCGCCAGATCTGTGCGCCGGACTGAAGACCCAGATCTTGGCGCCCACCAGAACCTTTTCAAGTTCTGATGGGTCACCAGATCTGAGCACTTCGTTGGTCGCCGCAACTAGTGCCGGCTCAGCCCGCACTAGCTGGGGTTCGCAGCCGCCCGAGTTCCGCGGCGGCCACGCGTCTTCGGCTCCTCCGCCTTGGCGGCAGAACCGCGACCGCGACGACCGGAGGTGGCCGCCTTCGGCTCCTCCTTCGCCGCCTTGCCCCGGCGACCAGACGACGCTGCCTTCTGCGTCTTCGTGGTCCCGCCGGATGCGCCATTCTGACGACGACCCCGACCGATGTAGAAGTCGGCACCGACACCAGCCTTCTCCGCGAAGTCGCGGACCTCACCGACCGTCAGGCCGGAGCGAGCCGCGATCCGCTCGAAGCGCAGACCGCTCTCGCGCGCCTGCTTGACGCCAGCCTGCGTTCCCTTCACGACCAGTTCGGGGAACGCCACTGCCTCGGCCTCGTAGATCTGAGTGATCAGTGCGCCGGACAGCTCCTCGCCGATCTCGTCCGCCACCTTCGGCACGGACCGGACGACGATCTCCTTGGAGTCGAGGCCGATCTTCTTGATCGCCGCGACGATTTCCTTCTGTGTTGCCATCTGGGTGCTCCCTCCTTTGGGAGTAGGTATTAGGTCGCCCCGTATCATACGCCAGTTTCAGCAAAATGGCTAATTCTGGTGTTGAGCAGGGGTTTTGCGGAATGCTGATGATGAGTCGGCACTCCCACCCACCCGCGCAGCCAGGGAGACCCGCAGCGGATGAGTGGCAGAGTCGCCTCTGCAAACTTACGCGATCTCCATCGTCTCCTCGTTGAAGCAAGGATCCTGGTGGATGATCAGGTGCGGACGCTCAGAGAGCCACGCGGTGCTCTTCAGAACAACTTCCGCACGAGGGTAGTCGAAGCCGAGGACTTCACCGCACACGGCGCAGCGTGTGTTGGCGTATTCCTCTTCTTCCTTGGCCGCCTGGGCCAGAGACTCGTCAGCCGCAGTTTCGTTCGACCCGGCAGTGTAGCCCATGGTGCGCGCGATCTCTGCGTACTTGACAACCGCGTCGATCAGCTCCTGGTCGTGGCCATCCCAGACCGGCTGTAGCTTAGCAGCCATCTCAGGATGGTCGTTGTAGAACTTGAGATCAAGCTCTTCCCAGAACGCTTGCTCAGCGATGTCCTCTGGCCTGTTACCGGGGATGTCGCTGACGCTTACGCCAGGCGGCAAGTTGAAACCTCCCATCGGAGCTCCTTTCTGTCTTGGGTGGTGAACTCCGGAACCTGCCCCGGAGGGCAGGAACCGCAGGTCATCAGTCCTGAATGTAGCTGGGATACAGACGCTGACCTGACTTACGGCCACGGTTGTAGATCTCGACGATGTCCTTGGCCATCCAGTGCGCCCGAGAATGTCGTGGACTGGCAGTCGCCGCCTTGTCGGCAGCGCGGCCCAGCAACGTCTGCGGATTCTGACCGGCCAGTTGGTCGATCAGCCACGCCAGATCAATGCTGTCATCCTCGAATGGCTGGAAGAACTTGCCGAGCCCACGGATGAGCTCGCCTTCCTTGCCCGCCTTACGTCCGTAGAAGCACGCACGCAAAATGCGCAACGTCGGACTCAGGCTTTCCTTGCGAGCGAGGCTGCTCATCTCATACGCATCCTCAACTGCGCGGACGGCTTGAAGCATGTCATCCTGGTGTTGACCGATGCCTAGCTTGTAGCCTTCTGCCTCAACGATCCTGTTGATCGCGATCGAGGCTTTGTGGCCAGTCACCATAAGCGCACGGAACTGGTAGAACGGGTGCACACTCCGGCGGTTGCGGTTCTTGCTGTAGAAGAACTGCGCCTCGTCGGCAAGGCTCATGCCGGTGTACACCGCACACCAGGCCGACTTCTTGTGCTTCAGAAGTGCCTGGTACCGCTGCGCACCGTCAAGGACTGCGTGCGTGCCGTTCTTGCGCTCTGCCACATCGAGGACGCCGACGAGGGTCTCGTCGAATTCCGCGATGAGCTTAGCCACGAAGACCTCCTGCGGCGGTCGCTGATACCTGAGGTCGACCGTTAGGTCTCTCAGGGGTAGCAACTCGACCGCGAAAGGCCACTCGTTACGAAGTGCCTCTCTGTTCATTGTTGCCATGGTCCTCCCTGGTAGTAGGTTCTTGCTGCGGACGTGATGTCCGGGGTGGGTAGCTCATAGTCTACCTCACCCGCACATCACGCGCTACCCTCTTCGGTCTCCTTCACTTCGAAGAAGACGTCGCGTCCGGTCAGCGTCTCGTCCTCTGAATACCGCCTGTACAGCTGCTCAGCGGTGATCAGATCGACGAAGACGCTGTGCTTCACGCGATCTGTGTTGTCGGCGTTGCGCTCGGTGAATTCGAGCCGGGCCATGCCGTCGCCCTTCCCGCTGGGGAAGAAGCGGACACGCCTGGTCCAGCCCGGACGAGCATTCTGCCATGCCTTAGTCCACATGACGCACCACGCTCGCGACCTCGTAGGAGGCCACAAGATACTCATCGGGATCTTCTGGGTCACCGCCCATGCCATAGGCATACCAGTGACCTTTGAATCCGGCCGCGTCGTTCATGTCATGTTGACCCCAGGCATCCTCGCCGGTAGGATCCCACGATTCTCCCAGAGAACCGTGAGTCCTTGTGACGATCAGCTTTCCTGGCATGCTAGACGTACTCTCCAGCCGTCTGAGGATGAGCGTGTCACCCTGCTCAGGCCTCGGCAAATCATCGCCGGGCATGAACGGATTACGGTTGTCATCCTCGAACGGCTCCTCAAGCGTCGTGCGGTTGTCCGTGATGATGAGGTTGCTGATCTGGCAGATCCGCAGGACGGAGATGCCCTGGTAATGTACCCAGAGCACCGTACCGTCCGCACGGATCTCGACTTCAACCTCATCTTGAGCGACGATGTCGAGCTGTTCAGGCTTCATCGTCGAGCTCCTCGTCGGGGTCCTCACCACGGGCCACGATCTCAGCCCGCTTGGCCTTGACCTCGTCTGCCCACTCGTCGCCGCCGAACATCCGACCGCCGCAGACCGGGCCGATGCCCAGCTCACGACTGATGCGGTTGGTCAGGCGACGACCGCAGTTCGAGCAGGAGCGGATCTCCATGCCGAACCGGATGGCGCACTCCCGGATGCCGGCGCTGATGATCATCTTGGCGATGTTCATCTGAGCCGGGTACGGCAGCTTAGCACCACTCGGACCGAACAGAACGTAGATCCGCTTGGCCTGCTTGTCCTTGCTTTCCCAGCACTGATAGAACCGCAGCTCGTTGTCCTCGAGCTCCGTACCAGCCTTGGGGAGCGCGTAGCGTCCCGGTGGCAGCGCGAACAGAGCCGTGCTCGTTTCGACGCCCTCGCGGACGACGGTCTCGCGCGGCTTGTCCGGCTGCTTCAGGAACCACGTGATCAGTTCGGTGGCCTTGTTCTTGCTCATGCCGTACTCTTCCGGGTCTTCGCTGATCCGGAGGCACTTCATGATCAGATCCAGCTTACCTTCCTGATCAGGCTTCACGTACTTCTTGGCGATGAGATCGAGCAGGTAGCTGCGCTGGGCAGGCCTGATCTTCTCTCCGCCAGCAGCGGCCTCGGCTGTCACCTCCGCCGCTGTGCCTGGTGATGGCGCCGACTTCGCCCAGTCGGGAACTTCTTCCCTGGGCTCGTCGACTTTCACAGGATCCATTTGGGTGTTACCTCCCTGGTGTTTAGGTGTGTACTACCGGATAGCTTACTACATCCTAGCCATCCGCACCGGGCGCTGTTACACGCCCGACGCGCGTGGCTACTTGTCTTTCTTGTGGGGCGTGATCTGCCCCGTGACCCGGCTGTTCTTGCCGGGGGTGAGCTCGACGTTGTAGACGGGCACGAATGTGCCCCGGTCCTTCGGCGAGGCGACCAGCCACGACTCAACCCTGTGCTCGGTCTTCTCTCCGACGCGAACGGCCACTCTGTGGTCGCTGCGCTGGATCTTGAGCACATGGCCGTCGATCGTGATCTCCTTCTTGCCGGAGTTCCACGCCGCACGGATCAGGTTACCGGTCTTGACGATGTCGGTCTGCTCCGTCTTGGTCATGAGAACTTCACTCCTTTCTCTGTCATCTTGGCTTCCCACGCCGCCAGGACTTTCGCCCTGGGCGTGCGCGGTGGCAGGTTGAGCTCGCGACGCACGGCGGAGAAGGTGTTGATGCGGAACCGCAGTCCCTTCATCTCCAGCTTCAGCCGACCGTAGATCGAGAGCATCCGGAAAGCCTCGATGCCGTCCGGAGTGTCGATTACGACAGTCATTGGGATACTCCCTGGTTTGGAGATCAGCTTATTCTGAGCTCCGGAACGGGCAGTGTTACCTGCCCGAACCGCAGGTCAGTCTCCGGAGAAGAACACGCGGAGGTGCGCATTCTCTACGGTCTGTTCCTTCGTCGGTGCGTTGTAGGCCTGGATGTGGACATCGCAAGACGGCTGCTCGTCGTTGCTCTGCGTCACGATCTCGGTGATCGTTACGGTCAGAAACGTGCGCAGAGAGCCGTCGGCGAGCGTCTCCTTGAACTTCCAGATGCCATCCTCGCTGACCTCGACGGTGTGCTCGTCGTAGTAGGTCACAGCTCCAGCTCCTCACCGCAGTAGACGCAGATCGTCTTACCGTTGCGGATCGTGTGGGTGTGCGTGTGGCCTTCAGCGGCTGCGAGTTCGAGATCGCCGCCTTCTTCGAAGATCTCCTCGTGGTCGTCGCCTTCCTTGTACATGGCGTTGACCGTCTCGACACTTCCGTCTTCGAAGACGACTTGGATCTTCAAGCCGTAGCCTCCGTCGTCTGTGTCGGTAACCGGATTGTAGTACACGTCCGGCTCGCCGATCACGATGATCGTGCCGATCTGGTTGAGGATCTCCTCAGGGGTGTCGGGCGATCCGAAGACCACCTTGGCACCAACCGTGAGGACATTGCCCTTCCAGTCCTGTACGACTATGCTCATAGATTGAACCTCCCTGGTGTACGGTGTATCAGATTAGCCTGAGACACCGGAACTCTCCGTGTTACCGGAGAGAACCGCTGGCTCATGAGCCGATCGCCTTCTTGTTGCCGCCGATCCGAGCGTGCCCGATGTCCGCCTTGTCCCCAGCGGCGCGACCGGCCTGGTGGCTGTAGTCCGAGCCACCGGCCTGCCTCTGCTTGGCAGTGCGCAGGTTGGGATGCCGCTTCTCGTACTCGGCCTTGACGAGCGCTTTCTTGTCGAGCAGGACGAGCTCCATGCCAGTCCCGTGCGATTTCTGCGCCTCCTGCTCGCCCTGCCGCTTTCCCTCGCGGAGCCGCTGTCCGACGCGCTCTGCGTAGGAGAAGAGGAACTGACGACGATCCAGGAAACCCTGACGCTTCATGTTCGTGTACAGGTGCTTGTTCTCCTTCCACCAGACGTTCTCGAAGTGAGCCGCCTGCATGTGAAGGCTGGTGAACAGATACCTGGCACGATCGATGTCCGACTTGAAGCCGGTCGCCTTGAGGATGTACGTGTTCTTGTACATCTTCTCGCCGATCTTGCGTGGGCTATTCTGGATGAGCACAGCCTGGCAGTCGTTGACCACGAGGATGTAGTAGCAGAGGTTGCCGAACGCGACCAGGAAGTTCCCGGTCGTGACGAACTCCTCTTCCACGATCTCGTCGCGACCCTCGCCTTTCGCCCGCCGTGCGGACTCGAGCATCGCCTCGTCGATCGCATACTTCGTCATCAGCGCCTGCGCTGAGCGGATGAACGCGTCTGCCTCTTCCGGATGGTTCGTGCTTTCTGCCTTCCGGAGCATGGCGTCGATCTTACGCGCCCAATCCTTTTGTGTGTCATTCATCTGGGTATTACCTCCCTGGTAATAGGTGGTTCTGTACAGACATCAGACTTTCTGACGTCTGGGGCGGGCAGCCTGTTGTCTGCCACACCCACACGTCAGCTCTTGACGCCGAGCTTCTCGAGCATGGTCGTGCAGAGGACGATCTCCTGGCGGGCGACGTTCTTCCGCTTCATGTCCTCGACACCTTTGCCACGGTCCTTCAGGATCTCGTTCTCGAACGAGCGGTGCGCGGTGAGCGCACGCCGGACGAGGTCGAGCTCCTCGACAGTCGCCTTGATTGTCACTT